TCGCCCCATCCAGTAGCCGAGGAATTCCATCCATCAAATGCAACCTTAATGTCAGCCACACGTTATATCCTATGCGATTCTTATGATCGCGTTACTAGCATCTGCTGCTGGAAACTGGATAGTAAAGTCACCACTTGTGGATGTCTTATCCGCTCCAAAATCTAGCGCACACACTGCACGGTTAGCAGAACCGGCTGTCGTAGAGGAATTATAAATTAACGCCCCTCTCGCCGTAATTGAGCTGCTTGACCATGTGCTGTCTGCAAAATCTGTAAGTGCGGTAGTACCTGATGTGGTCGGGTCTACGTTAGTCAGCGTGTTTCCAGCCGCTGTATATCCCGTACCAGATACTTCGTTAGTCGTTGCATAAGCAGTAGTAGATGCTGACATCGTTGCACTACTCGTATACAAAGCAATCTTAAAAGTATTGCCTGTACCCGTAGTGGTAGTTGTTCCTCCACCTGAACCGTTGTGGAAATTATGAATTCCCTGAAGTAGCTCGGACTTAAAACTCGTCGCCATAGCTGTCGTGATCGCCATTACAGTCTCCTTAATATATCAGCAATGTCTGGATGACCCTGCTGAATAAACTCATTATAAAGCGTTGTTCTATCGCTCTTAATCGCTTGGTTAATAATACCTAAAACTACATGGTAAATGCGACTCTTAAAAGCCTCTGCTTGTTGTCGAACAACAGGATCAACAGAAGCAGATATACCAACTATTTGTTCTACCGCTCTTTCAGCGAGCTCTTCAGGAGACAAACCTCGATTCTCTGTTGTCTTAACAACAACATCTCCCATATTTGATTTAACAGCTACTTCAAACATTATTGAACAGCACCTCTGATGTCATCTCGATATTCATCCCTAACCCCATATCCTTCGCCAAATTGCATTAATGCACCAATGGCTTCTTTAAATCGTTGCTCATACTGACCCACTTCTTCTGGAGCTTTAAGAAAAGTTGCAGCTTCAATTAATGAGCCATAAAGCAAAGCATCAGGCGCATTTGTGGATAACCAGGTGGTTCCTCCATCTGCACCAGCCGTTAATGAAGCAGGTCGATATTTATAATGTAACTCAAAGCTATAACCCGTATCAGGGGTAGGCGCTAATAAAAAAGTCGTATCATCAAATAGTGCGTAATATTTTGGTTGTCCAGTCGTTGAAGCATTAGGGGTGTAATCTCTAATGAATGACACATGCTTCAATAAAAGGTAGCTGTAAATGCTGCTAGAAATGACAGCCAAGCTATAAGGTGCAAGAAAATCACTAGGCATAGAAAGATAAGTGCTATCTGCCGTTGCATTACCCGTGACGTTTTTTCTAAACACCGGCATTTCAACATTTTTTAAAATTCGTTCTTCGGACTCTTTAATAAAGACCGATAAATTATCGTCAAACGTAGTCTCGCTTGTCTCACAATAATTTTGAATAGCTGTTTTAAGTGTTGCGTAAGTAAAACTCATGTAGTCACCACTGTTACTGTACCTATTTCTCCGGTCGATGCATCCATACTAAATGCAGAACCAATGCTATCACCAGTTGTTGTCATCATTAAATTAGCATCTAAAGTTCTAACCACTCCTTCTCCAGCAACCTTAGAAGCAGGTTGTTGAGGTCTTGGGTTCCTTATTGCTTCAGGATCAGCGACATGAGGAACAGGCTCAAGCTGCGGCTCTTTAGGCTCATAGCATTCAGAGCATACAAAAAACCCAGTCCATTCTTTCTTTAACTGTGTGTACTTGTACCTGAACCCACATCGATCACATATGGCAAGTGAGTATTTGCCTGTTGCATAAGCCATCAGGCTATCCTGGATCTAAGACCAGGAGATATTGTAAGAGAGGCTCTACTTTGGTCCTGGTCTGCTGCTCTAGCAAATTCTTCTTCATAAAATTGCTTAAGCACAGTTACTCGATCAGGCGCTTTCTTTAACGCAATGTAATAAGAAAGCCCAGCAGCAAGACATGGATAAAACCTGAAAGGCATATCTACTGTATTAATTCCAGCATCTCCATCTTCAATTCGCACCAATCGATTAATAATTAATTGATCTGTGCTATTTTCAGATGCTGGCCAAATATACAATCTAGGGGTTACCTGCTTGTCCAGAAACCATTGTGTTGGCCTGGCCTCAGTATCCTTACTGGGAATATTCCAATATTCAGAACGCCCCACCTGATTCATTTGAATATCAGTAGTTTGATTATTTGTTGTTCTTCTTATAAGAACATCCAACACATCAATTGTTGACGTTGAAAGATCAATATATTGATCAGACTTAGACAGCGTAGTCGCAGTATTTGTAATAGTCCACTGGTTAAGACCTCTATTAGCCCAATCAGCAAACAATAAATTTAAAGAACGCCGAGCGGTAACACCGTCATATCCTGTTCGATATTCCAGTCCACACCGCTCAAACGCTTCTTCTACATACTCCGCAACGTCTGGTTCAAAGTCTCTAGACCCTGATGTCGCCATAACTTCTCCTATGAAACAAAGATAGTTACACGATCTACATTAGTTATATCCGCATAAACACCATTAGAGGCATATACCCCCTGGTCAGGGATATTTAATGTCTCATTAGTATTAGCATTAACTCCTAGAGTTAATAAGGCAGTTCCAGTGGCCGCGCTATCATTATCATAAAAGATAACCGAACCATCTGAACTGCCTCCAGCGACAATCAGTCCTCGCAATCTGCAAGGATGGTCTACTAATGCTCCATCAGCGGTAACTGTTGCAGTTTTTACATCATTACCTGTGATACGAGTAGCCATATCAATTCGCTCCTATATTAAGCATCAGCAAAAGGAGTAACTAAAGTTCCCGATCCCAGTAACTGGGCAGCAACATGATATTTAGCACTAGCTATAGCTGTTACAACAACAATGCTTCCAGCTAATCCACCCTTAGTGGATCCATTCTGGGTAATTACATCATTAGATGCGCCAGAAATAAAAGTTTTACCCGCAGCACTATCATCAATACCTGTATAAGCACCACCAACAAACTTATCAGTGCCATCAGTAACAATATCCATATCAGTAGCCGCTGTTACGACTATGAAAGTAAATTGTGCGCCAAAGTTACAGGTCTGACCTGGGTCACCTTTATCGGTGGGTTCTGTAGTCACAATGGTAGGCAGTGTAAATACACCATCAGCATCGTTACAAAGAAGCGGTCTACCTGCGTGAGCAGCTACAGTGATTGTAGTGTCAGCAGTTAAGCTAACAACACCATTGTATCCTGCGTTAATGAGACCAGCGAGTGATCGAATTGGGCCAGCAAAAGTTGTCTGAGCCATCAGTCTTCCTCCTTACGAAAGGTTTCGCCCTAGAGTCTTCGTAAGCGTCTGCTGGGACAGTCGCTAGGGCTATTATGTTCCCAGATTTAAGAGTGGGGGGCATAAAGCCCCCCCCCAAGCCTTACGCTCCTTGAGAACCGTACACGCAACGGGGATTTGACCACCCGAAGCTGTATCGCTCTCTAGCTTTATAGCGCACATTACCCGTATCGAAATCACCTTCCATAGAAGTTGAAATCGGGCTACGTTCAAAGTGCTTAAAGCCATCAGGGCAATCAGTCAAGACAAACCATGCATCAGTGTCTGTCAAGAAATGGTTGACTGAGTAACCTTGCGGTAACAGTCCCATATTCTTAACGGCGTTGATGTCATTGTCTGCTGTACCGACACGCCCAGGCGTTTCGATCAATCGATCAGCAACAAACTGCTGTTGAGGAGGAACAATCAATTTTGATCCCTGAAGGGCCAAAATCATGTTTCTGTCATCAACAAAAGTGCTAATACCAATCAATGCATTTTCCAATGAAGTCTCGTTTAGGTCACTCATTGTCGATGCACGATTAGCCCAGGTGCCTCCACCTGCAAGCGTATGAGCAGTGTTGATCAAAGAAAGACCATCACCACCTGTATAGCTGGAACTAAACGCATTATTCAATACGTTAGCAGCTTTAACTTGCTTGGTGTGCGCCATACTTCGGGCCAAAGCCTTGGTATAACGTGCGCCGAGTCGGTCATAAAGGTTGTCTTCGACAGCCTCTTCCGTCAACGCAAACGCCAGTGCTACGGTTTCGTGAGTGTAACGAGCCGTAAAACCTTCACTCGCAGTGTCATAATCAACACCTTGACCTTCAGTTTTGACTTCAGCGTTACCGAAACCAACGATTAGAACTTCTTCTTCAAACGCTCTGTCTGAAGATTCAGTATCAAAAATTTCCGCATGCTCGTTTTCATAACGCGCATACTCCATGCCAAATAAAGCGTTGAGTCCTGGCTCTAGCTCTTTGGCTAACTGTGCTCTTGAAATAGCCATTAGTTATCCTCCTAAGCTAGACCGACTTGCTTCTGACCAAGCAGATGATTCTGTATGGTGACAAGCACGTTGGTATTGGCTGAACCCATGTCTGAATTATCTGGATCACCAGAAATATCAAACGCCTTCATTGGTAGGGTAGCTGTAGTAGCTCCCGTCGAAACATCTAGTTCCACATAGGAAATTCCGCTGTCTGTACTTCCCGTTCCGCTATTGTCAACAATATCGAAGTTGCCGAACAAATCAGCAACAGGGAAAGCAGCATCCGCTTGCACTTCAAAGACATCAAAGGGATCGTCATAAATGAAGGCAATTGCGTCTGTAGCTGCATTACCAGGCCAGTAATTACTCCATGTAGGCTTGCTAGTAGTTGGATCTGTGTAGAAACAACCATTAAATACACCTACAATAATATCACTAGTGGCACTACCGCCATCGGCTCTAGCAATACGAGTCACAATACCACCAGTATTCTGAGTAACAATGTCACCTTGATATACTTTAGTAGTATTAGTTGTATCGCTAGTAGTCAGCCTATAACGTGATTGGCCAGCGCTATTGTAATTACCCTGTACATTTCGTACATAGCGGAGTCCAAAAGGGGCATCATTATTAGCCATCTTTTAATTTCTCCGTAAACACAATCAAAATAATAATCCTAAGCTAACGCTTAGAATTCCCAAAAGTTACCTGCGTCTTTCTCTCATTCGAGATTGGCATAGCAGGATGCTCATCCTTCATCAGATCATTATCCACCGCTTGCATTTGGTGGTCGGTCTGTTTCTGGAAATAAGCATTTCGTTCCCCAGCGGTCTCTTCTGGTATTTTACACAGAATTAACCCGCCAACGCCAACAGTGCCAGCGTGTTTGCCTTCTTCCATTACGGGTAAATCATACCCGACAACTTCTTCAGGCTTTACAGGCTCATAGC